TATGGTCATTGCCGTAACAACAATGCCCAACCGTTGTTTAAGCTTTCAAGTAATCTTTACGGGTTGCGAAGCTGATGAGGACGGCGATGCTAATGTTCACGGTGGTGCAATGTGGGCTCGTATGCCTATAACGGCCTTGGTTGCAGATGAGTCTTTCGAAGAGTGGCCCAAGCCTATGGCGGTACACGAGACTCAACCTTGGGATTGTCCTTCACATACACATGCGGTGTATACTTTAGAAAGAGCTACTCCTTGCCCTTGGATGGCGAAGATAGACGGAAAATTCTTTCCAGCAAAGTATATGTTTACGGTTGATTATACCGACACCGACGTTGCAGATGACCCCGCTCAACACAAACAGGCTCATGTAATGCAGTTACTAGACGCGGGCGAGTGGACGGGTAATATTGTTGCGTTACCTAACAATCGTGTGCGAGTAACTCACCCTGCGTGGTTTGAAACCGGGGAAGGCGCTCCAGACTTCAAACCTTCTCAGCATGTACATTATTCTAAATCTGATTTAGACTATACATTAGATGTAACTCAAATATTCGACAATATTTACAGCGAGGAATGAGATGGCAGTTTCTAATAGCGTAGATTTTGAACTTGATGTAGCTGAATATATTGAAGAAGCGTTTGAGCGTTGTGGCTTAGAGGTGCGAACTGGTTACGACCTTAAATCGGCCAAACGATCTTTAAACCTTATGTTAGCAGAATGGGCCAACCGCGGTTTAAACCAGTGGACTATTTCACAGCGTACACTTGCCTTGGTTGAAGGCACTGGGGTTTATGCTTTGGGCGCGGATGTTATTGATATTCTTTCTATGGTGGTTCAACGTGACGGTACGGACTTTTCGTTATCTAGGTTAAGCCGTGACGACTATCTTAGTATTCCAAATAAAACTACTGAGAGCCGTCCAAACCAGTTCTTTTTAGATCGTCAGGTTACTCCAAGTCTAAAGGTTTGGCCCGTTCCAGAAAACAGTACAGACGTTATTTATTATAACGCTCTTACGCGGATGGATGATGCGGACACCTTTATAAACACTGTGGATATGCCCTTTAGGTTTTACCCGTGCTTGGCTGCGGGATTGGCTTATTATATTGCTGTAAAGCGGGCCCCTCAAAGGGTTCAACTTTTAAAGGCTATGTACGAAGAAGAGTTTGAACGCGCTATGACTGAGGATCGTGACCGGGCATCGTTTAACGTTGTTCCAAAATACGATTATTACAGGGTGGGTTGATGAGCAAATTTGCAACAGGTAGAAACTCTTACGCAATCTCTGACCGATCCGGGTTCCGGTATCGGTATAGAGACATGCGCAAAGAGTGGAACGGTCTGCTTGTTGGTCGGGATGAGTTTGAGTCTAAACAGCCTCAACTAGGTCCGTTTCGTAAAGTGTCGGATCCCGAGTCCCTCAAAGATGCGCGTCCGGATAGAAAAGAGACCTTAGACGTTTATGTTGGTATTCCCTTAGTAGAGGAACCGCAACCTAGACCAACCCGGGTTTTTGGTTTTGTAGGAGTTGTCACGGTGGTTATATCATGAGTTATACTTACACCACATTAAAACAGGCTATATTAGATTATACTGAAAACGATGAAACAACGTTTGTAAGTAATCTTCCTGTTTTCATCAAAAACACAGAGGAACGTATTTTAAAAAACGTTCAATTAAGTTTGTTTCAAAAGAACGACGCTGGTGCAATGTCTGCCTCTAACAAGTTTTTGGGTGTTCCAAGCGACTTTTTAGCGCCTTTTGCTTTGTCTTTTACCGATAGTAATGGCAGCGTAGTATTCTTAGATTTTAGAGATTCAAACTTTGTGCAGTCTTTTAACCCAGACGCTACTGTAACGGGTCCACCTCGTTACTATGCTCAATATGATTTAAACAACCTTATTTTAGGACCTACCCCTGACAGTTCTTATGCGGCTGAAATACATTACTTTTACCGACCGACCAGCTTAACTAAGAGTCAGACAACTTTTTCGGTGGCTTACACTGGGGCAACTGTTTTTTCTGCGGGAGAGACGATTATTGCAACCCCTGCGGGAGCAACTTCTTCTACTGCAAACTCCTCCTTTGTTGTTACCGGAACAACCGGAACGGGAAACACAACTTTAACCGCTAATTTTCCTGCGGGTCTTACGGACGCTTACCCCCGAGGAACAGCGGCTTCAGGAACAGCTTTGGTGGGAAATACCAGCGGGGCTGTTGCGGTGGTTAATAACGTCCCTAGTGGAACAACGTCAGAAAAGATTGTTCCGGACATTACTGAAACTTGGATTAGTGAAAACGCAGACTTAGCTCTCTTGTACGGAAGTTTAATGGAAGCGTATATTTTTATGAAAGGCGAGCAAGACATGCAGGTCTTGTACGAAAAGCGCTTTGTAGAAGCCATCATGGGGCTAAAACTTCTTGGCGAGAGCAAGGAAGTAACGGACGAGTATAGAACAGGACCAGTGGTGAGGCAAAAACAATGAATAACATGTCTTTTGGTGTATCAATGTCTAATGATTTTAAGGTGGGAGTGGAAACTACGGACAACCGTGGCTTTACTCCTGAAGAAACCGCGAAGCGTTGTGTAAGCAAGATTATAAATGTTTCCAAAACTGCGCCCCCCGAGATACGGGATCAGGCGCTTGCGTACCGAGATGAGGTTGAGAAGGTAATAGCCGTCTATATGAAACAGGCTATTCAAAGCGACAGAACTACGGTATATAATGCAATAAAAGATGCTGGTCAGTTAAAATTGGCAGAATATATAAGGAAAATGTAAATGGCTTTTAACGGCAACTTTCTATGCACTTCGTTCAAAGTAGAATTGATGAAGGGTGTTCATAATTTCACCGCGGCAAGCAATCAGTTCAAGTTGGCTCTGTACACCAACAGTGCTACTTTTAATGCTGCAACTACTGCATACACCTCTGGCAACGAGATCAGTGGTACAAACTACACGGCTAAAGGAAACTTTTTAACCAGTGTTACGCCTGTGGCTAGTGGCACGACTGCTCTGGCGGATTTTGCGGATGAAGTTTTCTCAACGGTTACAATATCGGCTGTTAGGGGTGCTTTAATATTTAACGAAGCCGCTACGGGAGATCCAACGGTTTGTGTATTAGACTTTGGCGCGGACAAAGCAGCCAGTTCTGGCGACTTTACGATTGTTTTCCCAACGGCGGATGCTTCTAACGCGATTATCCGGATAGCCTAATGGCCGATCCGGTCGCAGCCTTTCAGGGGTGGAATAGCTCCCTCCAAGGGTGGAACACCGGAACTTGGAACACTAACGTTGCCTACAATGTAACGGCAACGGCTTCGGTTAATAGTCAATTGGTCAACATAGCCGGAGATGCCTCGGCTTTTGTTGCTAGTTTGGTTGGTACGGGCGCGGTAGGGGCGGTCACTGTTGTTGGTGAAGCCAATGTTTCTGTTACGGGTGTAGCGGGAACTTCCGCTTTAGGAAGTTACTTTACCACTAACACCATGGTGACGATGACCGGCTCTGTAAATGCCGCCACGACCGAAACGGTTGGTAACGCCAACATTGCCGTTACAGGAGTAAGCTCTACGGGGATAGTAGGAAGTTTGACAAACCCCCCTTGGGGTCAAATTGTTCCGGATCAAAATCCCAACTTTTTAAACATAGCGCCTTCTCAAATACCCTCTTGGGTTAATATTGAGAATGGCCGCGTAGCATAGGATAAAAACATGGCAAGTGTATATACAAATGACTTACGGTTAGAGGAAATCGGCTCCGGCGAACAATCGGGTTCTTGGGGCGATACAACCAATACTAACCTAGAATTAATTGCGGAAGCGTTTGCTTTTGGAACAGAGGCGATTACAACTAACGCCGACACACACGCAACTACTATTGCAGACGGGGCGACAGATCCCGGTCGTGCGTTGTTCTTGAAGTACACCGGAACTTTGGATTCGGCCTGTACGATAACATTGGGGCCAAACACGGTCAGTAAGATGTGGTTTATTCAAAACGCCACTTCTGGCTCTCAAAACATTATTATTTCTCAAGGGTCTGGGGCAAATGTTACTATTACCGCGGGACAAACCAAGTCAGTTTACTCTGACGGGGCGGGGTCTGGAGCGGCTATTGTTGACGCCTTTGCTACGCTTAACGTGGTGGACTTGCTGGTTGATGACGCTTTGACTGTTACGGGTGCAGTTAGCTTTGCAGCAGACGTAACCCTTGCAGACGGCGCAGATATTATCACAGCTTCGGCAGGTACATCCAACTTCAGAGCAGGCGTCAAC